CTTTAAGGGCCAACTTGATAGCGAAGTCTTTTTCTTGTTGCGATAGCTTGGTTTCTGATTCCGTTTTGGCTTCATCGAACTTCGCTTGCATGTCTGCCAGTTGTTTCGTCAGATCGTCATTGCCTTTGGCAGATTCTTTGAGTGTGTCCAGTTCCGTCTGATACGACGCTAACTGTTCCTCTGCCTGTTCTTTTTGTTGTTTCAATTTGGCGTAACGTTCATCAAGCTTTTCCTCACTTGCCAGGTAAATTTTTTCTGCCGGCATACCTGCCACAATTGCGGTTGCTTGCTCTTCCGTTAATCCTGTTGAAACTAAGTACGTTTTGAAATCCATTACCATTTCCTCCTATACGGTTTTTACGAGGTTCCATCTCCTAGTGGTGCGGCTGTTCTTTAGCGTCTGCAATCTGCTAAAAAAGACGTAAAAAAAGGCCGAGAATAATCACGGCCATGAGTCAGTTATTCCTGTTCGTTAGTATCTTTCGATTTGCCTTTAATATTATCCAGTCCATCAATGGTGCAGATGAGCGTCAATGTAACTTCGCTCAAATCTCCGACTTTTGATTTCGCTTCAACGCCAGTAACGCCGTGTATTTCTTTTTCGTCAATATAAATACCATTATCTAATTTAAATAGATGCATAATACAACCCCCTTAATAAATCAGTTAAGCAATTGCGTATCCTGCAACACTTGTATAATTAAACGATGCATGCCTCTGAACGCCTGTAGCCATGCCTGTATAATCGAATTCAAACCCCTGTGTCGTTGGCGTTAAATTTTCAACATTTTTGAAATTATAAGTTTTTCCCGAAGAAGTAAATACGATTATTTCCGGCTTTACTTCAAGTGGCGATATCCTAAGATCGTATTCAATAGCGCTAATCGATTCCATAATCGACTCGCTAGTTCCGAAATCTATTTTCCCACTATCTAATTCCAACGACACGTTACTTCCAGTGATTTCTTTTCCCAATTCAAAAACCTCCTGCTTTATCTTATCTTTTTAATAAGCACTTTGCCGCCATCCCAATAACCAAAAGAATAACCTAAGCTTCTCAAACCGCGTTCATAAGCCGTTCTTCTCCGATTGTCTTCCCATCCAATAACTATTGATAAAGCTTTACCTTCAACCCAGTGCAGATCACTGGAAAGAATATCCTCTTCAAATTCTTTTATTTTACTCTTTGCCCAAAGCAATGATTTTAATCCATCTTTTCCAGTTTGCTTCAAGACGTTTTCGCTTTTCTGTTTTCTTTTATGATAAACATCCAGCATTATCCAAAAAGTTAAATCACCGTTAGAATTTTCATAGGTCTCGAAGATTATTTCTGCAGTTTGTCCGCTCGGCAATTTCTCTTTCGCTTTGAAATTATAAATATCAAAAGTTTGAAATGACAATTCACCACCACCCTCATTTTTAGCGGTGTAGTCTCGGCACCGCCTGCCCTTACCCGGACAGTAGGAGATTGGATCACTCTCCTTCCTAATGCATACCACTTGGAACATTGCGACATGTTGCTTGGTGTATCATCATGAAAGGTTCTCACCTCCTCCAGTGCCTACTCGTGCACGAACTCCCTTGAATAATCACGATGCAGCAAACTTTCATTGCTGCTGATCAGTTTCCTCAGTGCGCCTTGGCGTTTGCGTATCAATTGATTGAAGTGCTCGATATCGCTCTTATTCCCGAGCGTTTCGGCTGCCTTTAGCGATTGTTTCGCCTTCCGCACTGCAACCTCCATCCGCCTCTGCTTGGCTACTATCTCAGCGTTCGCTTGTGCTTCCTTTGGCGGTAACGGCTCCGGCATGTTATTCGTGTTGATGCCAGGAACAGCCGGATAGAAACGATGCGAGCAGTTAATACCTCGCGTTCCGTTTGGCGTTCCGTAGCCGTAATCGTAAATAGATTTGATGTACTGCAATTCGGCAGGTGCTTCGTCTGTCCGTACCATCAGCACCCAACCGCCTTGGATATGGCTGCACATCTCACGTGCTGCCGCATGCGTACTGACCAAAGCCGTCACAATGCCGTACTCTTTGGATCGCTCTAGCCGCAAATCATTGAACACGCGTTGCGTTGTGGACTTGATAACCGTCCGCACATAGCGCTCAACACTCCATGGATTGCCGCCTTTGTCGATAAAGTCCGTTTCTAACCCTTTATCCACCATCGCATAAACAGAACTCCTGAAGGCTTTATCCGGCGTCTGGAAGCCAGTCACAACCTTCGCAACAGTGTCATTCAGCGTTTGTTGGTACGCCTTAGCCAACGTGTTGTTGTAATTCGTACTGACAAGCGTCTGATTCACGTGATTATCCAAGTCCAGCCACTGGCTATCGAAGTAGCCGTTAAGAATCTGATCAAGATTGGTCCACGGTTTAACATCCACGTTCATCAGGTTGGCAAACTCCTGATTGGCAGCCGTTCCGATTTGATACCCGTCTTTCAGTATCATCTCCTCTAACTGCTTCTTGCTCACGGTCGCGGCTTGTTCTGCCAGTTCCGAAACTTTATCCATGTTCAGCATGCCTAGCTGGTTCAACTTCTCCAATTGCCACTGAAACACGGTATCGCCATCCAATTCGACGCTTGTCTTTGCTTTGAGGGTCTTGATAAGCATCTGCATTATCTCGCTCTCAAGCGCGGAATAAGCATCCTGAATGTATGCGCCTTTGATGTCTAGTTGTCGAGGCGTGATAGCCATTTACCTCACCCCTCAGTGGTTTCAATTAATACACATGCATCGAAAGGCAGTTTGCAACCCCATGAAACATGATTGCCAAAAATCACCATGAATTCATGCGTTTGAAATGAAGTGTATCCTTCTTCGTCCGTTTTAATGGGCACCTCACTGCCAAACTTCGAATAACGCTCTTTCACAATTCTCTGTCCGTCTTCTGTTAACTTTACTTTCACACGGTTATTGATGTTGTGTGCCACGTATTTCATTATTCAGCCTCCTCAGGCAGCCCCATATCGTTGAACATGCCAGTCGTGCGATTCGCTTGTCGCTGCATGCCAGACTGATATAACGCCAACGCTTCTTCTTCCGGCAATTTAAGCACCTTCTCGAATACTTTCTCGATTGGGTAGCCCAACGTTACCAGCTTCAGATAAAACGCAAGCTGTGCATCCTTATCTTGGAACGCGCCATCATCAAACGAAACGCCGATATCATCGAAGGCAGGAATCACGCCACTGTATACTTTCAGCGCCTTGCCTAATTCGCAGACAGAAACAACTAACTCTTTGATGAACTTCTCGACTTCCGTGATTTGCATCGCTCGCGTCTTATAGGTCTGCGAGTTCTCACTCACAATCTCAGTAGCTGTCTTGGTGCTTCTCACGCCGTTTGCATCGAAGGTGAATGTTCCGCCCGACAAAGCTACTTCCATTTCCAACGTTTTCAAGTGGTAGTTGATCGCCGCAATGTATTCCGCTGTACGAATGTCGCTCGTCAAGTCATGGATGGTCATGTCGTCCATGTTGGCACCCGGGATAATCTGGAAGATATCCTCGTCTTCATCGAAGAACTGCTGCACGCGTCCGGTCTCTCTGTCCACCTCACTTTTCATGAGCATCTCACTCATTGCCACACGCCTCTTGCCCTTTTTAATCTCCTGGTCAAACTCGTCATACGTGCGGTTAATCCGATCGAGTGTATGTCTTGCGTTATCGCATACGCCCAAGCCTAGGGGAGAATATGGATTGATGTTGTTGAACCCGCTCGGCTTCAGATATGCAAAAATGGGTCTGCTCAGATTATTGAATTTTGTTTCTTCTTCCAAGTCCTCATATAGTTCACCCAATGGAACGTTAACCCCGACGGCTTCTTCTCGTTCGGATCGGTACAATTCGTTTCGCACGATGTACTGGCCGTTCTCCCACTCATGGAACTCTAACAACGTGTAATAGATTGTTTTCTTACCGTCTATCCTTGTCGTAGTGAAAGGAATAGCGCACTCGCTAATGTTGTTCGTATTGCTTTCCAGCGGATAGAACGCATCTGCAAGCGCCCAAGAGAACTCTATTTGCTTGGTGTGCGTATCCAGATAAGGACGGCACGCAAGCCCACCGAGCGCGAACATCGGCTCTAGGTACTTGCTGAAGTTCTTCTTGAAATCATTGTGCTCAAAAACACTTCCGATAAACGCAGCTGCATCTTTTCCGCTCACTTCGATTTTGCACTGCTCGTTAAAAACAACCGATGCATATTCGTTCGAAACCTTCTTAATCATATTGATCGTTGACTGTTCACGTTCGACCATATTCTTATTGCTATTCTTATACTTGATTTTCGGATGCGAACCCTCGTAATACATCAACGAACGATTGATCCGCGCGTATTCCTTCTTGTTCCCGTTAATCTTCGGATGGTCCAATATCGTTTCTAACGTGCTTACCATTCCCACTTTCGCACCTCCTCTCACAAATAAACTCTTGATTCTATCTAAAAAGCGCATGTCACACCTCCTTACACTCTCAGACCCCAGCGATTTCCCAAACTCGTGCATAAGTAGCAAAATGCATCGCAGGTATGATCGTCAATCTTGATGACTTCCGGGTTCTCGGTATGTATCGTTTTTTCATTCCACATAAATTTGCGATGTTCGTCAACGAATATCTTATTGTTCTGGGTATTCAGATAATACAATCTACCCTGCGCCATAAGGTCCTGAACGTAATCGATCATAACAACTTTCTTTTTCTTAGCTACCGGATGCAGCCTTACCTTGAAATCCAAGAAGTATTGGTTACGCAACGCACCCTCAGCTGAGTCAATCAGTTCTAACTCAATCGGCTTACCCCAGCGCTTGCTTGTGTTCGTCACAAACGTGTTCAAGTCTTTCGACATCTGGCTAGGCGCCTTCTTGTTTACTTTGCCATCAGGAGAGTAATAACTCGTATCCAGCAGAATGACGTTCCGCTTGTTCGTGTAACCGATACATAACGTCGTGGTAGCTGATACCTGATGCCCGCTATCGGTAGAATAGGCCAGATACATGATGTACTCATCATCCGGCACCTTGTCCAACGGCTGCAGCAAATCGGCATTATACACGTTCGACCCCAACCCGACCGGCTCACCTAAATAGATATAGCGGTAATAGTCATAGTCATTACGCTTAATCCGTTCGATATCGGCCAGCATTTGCGCTGTAACGAAGCCTAACTTATCATCCAGATAGCTTGATTCATGGACGAGGTAATCGTCCTCTAGCTTCATTTTTTCGGCCCATTCATTTATCCATTCATATGGATTACGTGGCGGGTTATAACTCCAAAAGAATCGAACCATGTCAGCACGCGGATGCACCTGCCTCATAAACGTCACGTTCGTTTGGTCAAATTCTTCAGCGTTCTTGAATTCGGCGGCTTCTTCATACCAGACTGCGATTAAGTCCCCGATGTCGTTTGATTTCAATTTGCTGAAATCATCCTGACCGTAGAAGTAGAATGCCGACCCGGTTCCCTTGTGCACAATCTTGAACGGCGATACCGTACAATCGAATTCGTCCAGCATATGGAACTTGCGCAACGCCCATTGAATCTTCAGGAACACGGAATCGCGAATTGTGTTGCCAACCTTCCGGATCACAACGATGTTCGCCTTCTCGCCAATCTGAATATAAAGAATCATCATGAATACCAGCAACAAAGCTATCACCGAGGACTTGAACGAGTTACGTCCACCCCTCAGGATGTTAAACGGCTTCCTTGTCGTCCAAACGGATTGGAAGTGAGGGTTTACCTCTTTGGCGATATCAATCTCCTCTTGGGCCATATGGCACCCCCCAAGGGTTATTGATATTGATTTGCTTGCCGCCGCTTCCGTCGCCTAAACGTTTCTGCAGTTCTTGCATCGCCTTCTGCTTGTCGTACAATTTGATTACTGGTCCATCGCGGCCCATCTTCACTTCCTGTATCAGGCTTCCGTCTATCTCAGATGCGTTCTTGAATCGCACGAAGTTCTTTACTTCCTCGCGCATAGTGCCATCATCGTCCAGGAAAGCTTTTATTTCCGTCCCGAACTCAACGAAGTCGGATACATCAGCGAACGCTTGTTTTGCCCATTGCTCATCGATGTCAGCCACTTGGATGAATAACTGTTCGTTCCTCGCCTGCTTCAACTCGCCTAACCGCTTCTGAATATGAACCTCGCTGAACTTCCTATATCCCAATTGCATGGCTGATTGATAGGTAACGTCTGGCTTGGCCTTCTGATAGGCTTTCGTCTTATTAAAATGATTCAGGTACTCGAGGCAGAATACTTCTTCCCAATCTTCCAGATCGCTGCTCTCTAATATCGCCTTAGCCTTCGGTGCAACTTTCTTTTGCGTTGCGTTGCATTTGTGTTGCGTTGCGTGTTGCGTTGCATCATCCGGTGAGCCGCGTTTCTGCCACTTCTCCCGGTTCTTCCTGCTCCTTAGCGTTGCCGGCTTAATGCCATGCTTTTCCGCTAGGTCTTTCAGAGATACGTCCGATAGTTCGAACTCCGCTCTTATACTCTCCCAGTCCATCATGTCATTGCCACCACCGCCCTATTTCTTTTCTGTCACCCTGTATTCCTTGGATATGTGCCAATTGCACTTCTCGCATGCTTCCTTGTCGTTCCTGTGCGTCCTGGTCAGCACGTAGCCGGCACTCGTATAATCATCCGCACACTTGTTGCATAGACATCGCTTGTTATCCGGCTTCATGTTGCACCTCTCTGCACAAAAATAGCCGGAAGGTTTGGCATCCATCCGGCTTGAAGACATTTCTTATTTATTTTTGCATCTTACTCACATTAACATTTTACCTCTTCTTTTACCTCGATATCGTGCAAAGCCGTGCGGTTGTTGAGTTTTTTCGCGAAAGTTATTGTTATTTCCACTCTCCACCTGTATAACGTACTGGCATCCACGATCAGTTTTGCAGCAACTCGTTTCGCGTGTCCTCTAAACGGCCCGTTCCGCTTATTTATATAAAATTCCATCATCGCTTCTTGTTGATGTTCCGGCAATGATGCGAATGTGTCCTCGATCGCTAGACCTATGTCTGTATATGTTTTGATTTCTTCACACTCTTCTAGTTTTATCAGCGTTCGTAGCATGCTGTCATGTGGTTTGACATTGCTTTTACGCCCTGTATCAAATTCTTCGTGTGAAATGGGATGACGTATAGATAATTCAAGTAAATTTAACTCTTTCAAATAATCCTTGTACTTCGATAACATCATTTCCAACTCTTTGAATGTGTGCGCCTTCTCCGTCATCCAATCACCCTTTCCAGTTCGTTTCGGTCGCAATATCCCAGGTACTCATAATCAAACTGTTCCAAGTCCGCATCCTCCAACTCGTTTGTATAGCCCACATACCAGTTGTCCTTGACGTTGTGGATAAACCGCCACCCGGTTGCGTAAATCAGACGTACGTGCTTCCTTGCCCGATAAATGTGATACATGGTCAGCCCTCCTGGATGAACTTCTTATACTGCCTTAGCATTAGCCAAACTGCTATAAAGTCGAAGACCAAAAACACAACCATCACCGAGAATAGAAACAATGTTATTCTGCCTTCAAAAAACATAGCCATTAATCCGAAGATTATTGTGATAACAGATTGTATGATTGTTGTTCCGAACCAAAAGTGTAAAGCTGATAACGCTCTTTCTTCTGTCATAGCCTATCCCTCCTTGATATGACGGTAGTAGCCCATCCCTACATGCATATAGTTCTCGCTATCGACTTCCCCGACCCACTTCGCATTAAAGCTTTGCAATTCCTCCTGCGTGAACTCATCTTCTCTGACCCATGTAATATTTGAGTTATCTTGCATGTATACGTTTAATTTCATCCTTGCACCTCTTCCAACCATGATTTGCATTCTGGCCGTCTTTTGAAAAAGTAAGCTATTTCTTCATCCGTAGCTTTTCGCAACCCGCTAAACGGTTCATCCGGATCGTTATATTTTGTTCCGAATTCATCCAAGGTACGAGAAACGTAATCTTTTCCCTTTCTCTTCCAGTTCACATGCGGCCCGCCTGCCATACCTTCGTTTAAAGAAGTAACCATAAACATCCAACTTGATTCTGGAAATGTTTTTGGCCATCGCTCGCTAGCCGGACTTGCCATAAACCATATTTCCCCAAACTTAACTGTAACCCCGCGTTTGTTCGTTACCTCTTTCATACCATCACGTCCCATCTGCAAGTATGCTCATCCACTTCCACCCGCTGCTCTAATTCGCCATCATCAATCCGGAACATCTCGAAGCCGTTCTCCACCTTTGCCACAAATACACCATCCTTCACCATATCGATCGCGCCATAGATTGCGCTTAGTTTTTCGATTGCTTGTTCGTTTGTCATGGTTAGCCCCTTTTCATCGTCAGAAAAATCAGCATCAACAGTACGGCTGCTATTTCGGCTAGTGTCGGCATCATCGGCTAGCCTCCAACAGTTCAGGGTTTTCGAAGCGATTTCCAATGATTTCATTCGGACTCAATTCGCTGAACAAAGGGATAGCCCAACTACCGCTATCAATCCACCACGACCCATCGTACATCTTGATTTCTCCAATAAAGCTTGTCATATCATCAGGAGGATTGTTGAAAACACCTTCGGTTGCGCCAAGTTCGGTAAACTCTTGTTCCACAATATACCCCTCGTAAATCTCAACGCCGTGCTTGTCTTTGAGTCCGGTGTATTGCATTTTTTCAAATAGTTGAGATTGTATAGAACCACCTATTCTCCAATTGTTCACTTCTTCGACTGGGACGATTTCTCCCTTTTTCTTATCCCACGCTTGAAACTTAATCTCTCTCATCCCTAAGCCTCCAGTTCATTCAGCGCGTCCGGCTGAAAACCTGATGCAATTACTCGCCCGTTTACCACCACGATCGGCATGCTGGTGTATCCTGTCGCTTTCGCCTGTTCCATGATGCGTTCGCTTTCCGTGACGTTCCGCTCCGTGTAGGCTAGCCCAAGATTTTTCAGGTGCAGCTTCGTCATTTTGCAAGCCTGACAGTTATTCGTTGTGTATACGATCATTCGATTACCTCCGTTTTTTTCGTTCTAACAATCCTTGCATAACGAAAATGCTTATTCGTGATGCAACCGCCGATTTAGTTCTTCCCAAATGGTCAGCTATTTCTTTAGCCGATTTGTTCTTATGGTTAACTAACAAATACTCGTCTTCCTCATCCCTCCAAACGACACCTTTCGTCAAGTCGATGCCTCTCTCTGACCGCAACTTGTGAAGTCTGTTTCGGATGGACGAAAGCGACGACTCCACCCCGAAAGTTTCATTGAAAAAGTCCGATAAATCTGTATTGTTCATGTCCGAGTTCTCTAGGATGAAATCTTCTTTCTCTTGCGTCCAGGATACCTGGTTCGTTGGAGCAGTGCGGTCACGCTTGTTTTTCGATTGCAGATTAATGAGCCGGCACTCTTTTTCCAGCCGTTCGTTCCACTCTGCTTCCGTTTCGATGTGCTGACCTTCTTGGATAATTCGGATAGCCTCGACATGTTTGAGTACCAAATCTGATCGTGCGCCCTCTATATCGTGATTGCTGATTCGTTCGTTTATCATGCGAACACAATCCGCTTTTGTGCCTGTTGCGTATACTTTACCCGTGTCGATTCCGACCGCTTTCCAGTTCATGCTATCCCTCCATCAATTCAGGATTTTCGTAGATGTTCCCAATAACTTCTGGGTAATAGATTTCAGGTAATGGGAATTTGAATATTGGCACATCGGTTGGAGAAATAACAAACGCAGCGATAGCTTTTTCGTAGACTATCGAACCTAATAAAAATCTCCCCGTTTCAAAGCACCCTTTGACAATATCACCCTCGCATATTTCAACGCCGTTCATATCTTTCAGTCCGGTGTACTGCGTTACGGTTTGCGGGATTACCTCTTTACAAAAATTGTGTATTTTTTCCATCGGGCAAGAAAGGTTGTCAGTTATTGCTACGCATATAAATGCTAATTTTCCAAAACCGTTTTTAATCGGCACGCCTTCAATCCATTGTCCATCTTTTGTTTTTCCACGAAACTTAATCTCTCTCATCGTCTATCCCTCCCTGATTATTTCCAACAACTCCCGCCCACGCTTGAATATTTCTGTATACTCCAATCCATTGTTAATGATTCCGAGCTGCATCGTTTCGTGTTCTTTAACTCTTAGCCTAGCCATCGCCTTGTCAAGCGCAGAACGAACTTTTAAGCCATCCTGAGCGATTCTGTATATCTTCTGCAATTCACCGCGGTTCATATCCTCGAATCTGATTTTTTCCATCCGCTTCATGAAGGCGTTGTCTTCGGCATAGGTGTCTTTTTGATTCACTGCAGTCATGCGTCCGAACTCTTTTCCACTGATCACATCATAGGATTGCGATTCTTTGAGTGATTTCATTCGACTTCCTCCGGCTCAAATCCGGTGATGTCCATTTCTGCGATTTCCGATTCGGTGAAGGTGGTTTGATAAGTAGTTGGAAGCCTATCAGGTATTGGGGTTAACCCGTTTTCGTCAGCGTATCGGAAATAATACATTTGTTGGGAATTCGTCAATATCGGCACATCCAACCGCAAACGATACCGCTTTTCTTCCTCGCGGTCTTCTGGGTCAGTCAAAGCATAATCCACGAGAATCGACAATATCTCTTTTCGTTTTTTATTTGTTATGCGCTTAAAAATGCCATAGCTGTCGGTATCCAATATTGCTAACTCAGTTTTGGAAACGTCGCAAATTACACCTTCTCCGCTTTTAACAAGCAGCATAGAATCGACATCTGTTTCTACCCTAAACCCCAAAGCTTCAACCTTCTCAATAAACTCTTTCGTCTTCATTGCGTTACCTCCTCATGCTTCATGCCCCTGACCATGCTTTCGATATCCTTTAGCGCCCTGCAGTATCCTCGTGGCTCCCCTTTGCCGTTCTTGTGCTTCGCAACGCTGTAGTGGTTCTCGTGCATCAGTTGTATCTGCATCAGCAGCAGATCCGCATCGATACGATTATCTGGTTTGGGCGGTTCTACCACTTCCGGAACGCTTGTTTTTCTTGCAAAGAAATTAAATGCCATACAATCTCCTCCTAGACTTCCACAAAGTTTTTGTCTTTTGCACTCCACTTCAGCAGCACTAACGGAATTTGATAACGGAACATGAACATTTTGGCTTTGATTTTAAATTCAGGTGTCAGGAAACCTTTGATATCGACCACCTCTACACGGCCGTCCGAGTAATAAACTTCGAAGTCTGCCCTGTAGGTTATCGCTCGCACGATTCTTCCGGTCTGCGGATGCGCGAACCTATCAAGCAATGTAAATACCTTCTGCATGGCGAAGTCTTCTACAACCCCGCTTTTTTTGAGTTTTAGAAGGCGCGTATAGTAGCGCGCCTCCGCTTGACTATCGAAGGTGATGCCATCGATCGTTATTTTCTTTGCGTTATATTTACTCATTGGCTATCTCCTTAGAAGGGCAAATCCGAGTCATCTATGTGGATTGAATCACCGTGACTGCTAAACGGATCCGGCGTATTGTTGAAATCGTTGAAATTGTTCCGCTTCTGCTCGTGTTGGCGTTGTTGGCTGCTTTCACGTGGCCGTTGCTCTGTTGTTTGCTTTGGCTCTAATAATGTGAAATTATCAGCGACTACTTCCGTCACATATACGCGCTTGCCGTCATTGCCATCATAATTCCGCGTCTGGATTCTTCCTGTAATCCCTACCAACGAACCTTTGCGCGTGAAGTTTGCAAAGTTCTCGGCTGATTTCCTCCAAATTACGCAGTTGATAAAGTCAGCTTCTCTTTCTCCCGCCTGGTTAGTGAACTGTCTATTTACCGCAAGACTAAATGTTGCTACTGCGGTTCCGCTTGACGTGTACTTTAAATCGCAATCTTTCGTAAGACGTCCAACAAGGACAACATTGTTAATCATTTTTCTTCCTCCTTCAGTCTGGTTAAGAACTCTTTTTCCGTTTGGAAAGCTAAAGGGTTATACAAATCGATGCCACACCAACCTTCACCGGTTCCTTCATCCTCATCGAAATCGTAGTACATAAATTCATATGGATTCTTTTTGCTTCCGCAAGGCACCATCGCAGAATAAGAGTTATATGTCGGTACGCCCTTGAATGTATAGGTCTGCGGCATGTAATCGACTATCTCGTCAGTCAATTCGTCATTTTCATCTGTCAAGTACAATGGGCCAGCGTAACGCATGATGTCATCCGTGTTAGCCCAAAGAATAGGGCCACGATTTTTTATCTTTTTCCATAGTTGCCGTTTATTCATTCCGCTTCCTCCTGCTCTATATAAATGTCTCCCGCTTCCGGCTCCCGCGGCACAACCACCACGATATTCTCGCTGCACATGATCTCGATTTCTTCCGGCTTCATATCCCGCCATTTGTAACCCGTGTATATCATCGGCCTCATTCCGCAGGAACTTCCTTCGCGCGGGTCCAGTTAGCATTCAGACGATCAATCTCTTTGTAAAATTCATCGAAAGTGGCAAAGTCATAGATACCAAGACAAGTAACCGAGCTTCCATCGAAGAAGAAAGCGCCTGTATCGCTGAATTTGATGTTCTCCAGTTTTGTTTTCTTGTTTCTGAATTTGGTGAAGGTAAGCGAGTATTTACCTTCTTTATTTCGGACTAAAAGGACGTTTACCCTCTCTGGAAATACATATTTTAAGCTTGCTAATTGTTCCTCAGTCATTATTCGTTTCCTCCTTCAGGTCACTTTCCTTCACAAACACGCCGTTAACCATTTTGCCTTTACGGTCTTTGATTTCGTTGTATGCGCCTAATACGCAATCCTCAATGTCTAACCCTAGCTGCATGGATAGGATGGTCATAACAACATACATATCGCCTATGCTATCCTCAATCTGATCAGGCTTGTTCTTCGCCATGCCTTGGCACAACTCCCCGAATTCCTCGCCTAGTTTTAAAATCTGTTTGTTCGGGTCTGCCGTGTGCAGGTTTCGTGCTGTTGCCCATTCTTCGATGCGTGCCGTTAATTCTGTAATCATTTGGTTTCCTCCAATAGTTCCGAATTTTCGTAGATATTCCCTAAAACCTCGCAATAACCGTATACATCCGTAAATGGCGTAAAGTATGGTTCGTGCAAACCGTTTGATGTTAGCCCAAAACATCCTTTCTTAATCTCCACTTTTGAAAGCGAATGAGTGAAGCACCTAACGATATCTCCCTCATAAATTTCAACGCCATTCTTATCTTTCTGTCCGATGTATTCAACAAGTTTGACATCTTTAAATCTCACAACAGTCCAAGTACCTTCCGGATAACCATCTGATTCCGAGAGTTGTATTTGCACCTTGCCAAGTTTGAATAATACTGCCGTGACTGGATAGATTTTCTGCCTTTCTATATCCCATGCCCGAAACTTAATCTCTCTCATTTCTCCGCCCCCTTAAAATAAAGCCACTTGCCCAAGTTCGATTGCATCCTCTTCTGATTCCTCATCCTCCACCGTTTCCTTCCGGAAATCCTGCTCGAACTCCCCGGCAGCCGATCGTTCATCAATCCGTTGCTTAATCCGAGCGGTAATCATTTCCGAAAAGGTTCCGAAGCAGATGAAATATAAATCACACGCTGCAGCCTCTTGTTCCGTCAAATCCTTTTTCGTCCAGAACATCCGTGTGGTAAATCCGCTACCAAGCATCCAGACCGTTCCGGCCCAATGCGGCGGCTGTGTGCTTTCCAGACTTTTGGCAACCCACCAGTAAAAGACTTTCTTAGTTGTCGCCATGGCGTTCCCCGTTGCCGATGTATTCAATATCTTCAAAACTCACGTGTCTCAAACAGTTCATCCGCGTTGCAACTAGGTACGTTTTCGAAAGATGTTCCTTGATTTGTCGGATGCCATCTTTTATATATGGATTGTCAAATTCGTACATCAGATCATAACTGGTCTTGAATTCCCTCATTCCGCAGATGAACCCCACTTCATCGATTGGCTCTTTTTTGAATTTATCCAGGTGTATGGAATCGCCTTGCATTTCGTCAGACATCAGATAATATTCAAGTTCTGAAATCCCCATCTTCTCCAACTGCTCCATTTGACTCTGCTTTTTCCAGTGGTTTTTAATCCGCACTCTGTCGCCTAATTCGTATTTCATTCTGACACCTCCCCATTGCAGTGCGGGCACGCCTTGAAGGTGATGCCCCATGAATCCGTTTCGATGTACACAAAACCTTTATCGCACTGCTCGCATCCGATATCTTTCCGACTGGACCGTAGATTAGCGATCCGCCCACTGATTTCTTTGCTTTCTGTTTCAGTCATGATTGCGCCTCGATTTCTACCAACTTCTGTTTGAGATAAGCCAATATAGCGAGTGTTTCCTGTGTCGTTATTTCACCTTCGTCATATAGTGAATCATCCAAACGTATTTGAGCGCGTTCAGAAGCGTAATTTTCGCCATAATTACGAGCGATAGACCTCGAATGCCCGCTATCAAATCCCGAGTTATACCAATATCCGAAGACTTCGCGTTTTTGAATCAATTCAGGAAGATAGCCTTCTTCTATTTTTTGAATTGCGAACCGAAGCAGATTGATTAATTCTTTTTTGTACCCGTCTCTTTTGCGAATTTCCACTAATTGCATCCCGAGCGCCACATCTTCCGGTTGTTCTAAAAATGCTCGGATAAATTCGGCTTGCTCATTGATTCTCATCTCAAGCTCTTTCTCTTCCCTTTCCGCATCTGCTCGAAATTTTTTCAACTTATCTTCAAGCTCTTTTTTCATTTTCAGATTATCGTTAACGCTTCTCATCGCCTTTGCCCCTCCTAAAATTTAATGCGTCTGTCCTTGTCGGTTGAAAAAGTCAGGATATTGTCGCCTAAGTTGCGGTACAAGCGACTAATCACCTTACTGTCATACATGGCCGCCACTTGCTTGCTATTCAGGTTCGTTGTGATAATCGTTGACTTGTCTTGCCTGCGGTTCATCAGCGCGTACAGGATGCGTTGCGTGAAGTTCGTTGCA